CGTGGTCACGTCTACGTCGAGGAAGAAGGCGACGGGACCGCTACCGACCGGCCTGGGAGGTAGGCGCTCGCCTTCGTAGGAAGGGCCGCGCGCCTCCGCACCGCAGAGGTGCGCTTCGGTATCGGTAGTGGTGAAGGCGAAGGGCACGGCGATCATGGCCTGTAGGGCTGCGGCCAGCGCCTTGCTCACGATCTTGGCGTAGTGGGCCTGAGCGCGAACGGGGTTGATGTGGGTGGCGGTCGCGACGTTGCCGGCGCTGGTCGTGGCGCGGCACTGGTCTTGTTCGAGGTTCACGGCGTCATACCAGCGCACGTGAACGAGGCGGAGCGGGTGGGCCGCGTCCTTCTTACCGCCCATGCCGCCACCGCTGACGGCCGTGCGCCGCAGGTGGACGAACAGGGCGGGCATCAACTCCCACGGCCCGTGCTCCGCACCGTCCTCCTCGTGCGCTAGGGCCTCCCACGAGGGCTCCCCGAACTCGAGCGTCTGCAACTTCAGGACGGGGTTCGTGCCCGTGCGCCAGGCCGCGGGCAGCTTGCCCGTAGAGGCGTTGCCCAGGTAATCGAGCAGCGCATCCACCAACTCCTCGTCGTGGATGAAGTCGGTCGCCGCCGCCACGTCAGACCACCTCCTCCATCGTCACCACGGAGGACCGCGTGTCGCCCAGGTACTTGCAGCGCAAGACCCTGGCACGCTTCACCACGCCCTGCCACGTCCAGGTCGCGTCGGTCTCCGGCGGGAGATCGCGGGTCAGACGACCAGTGAACGTCCAACCCACGGCGCTCACGACGCCCACCTGCGCCTCGATGCGCCGACTCTCGGCGGGCACCAGGCGGCCGTAGGCCTGGAGCGTCCCCGCCACGCTCTGCACGCGTTGCCCGTCCGCGGGCGACGAGGCGCGGTGCTTCGCGCCCAGCAGGGAGAAGGTTACTGTCGCGCTGAGGCTATCCGCCACCACCGGCCGCCTTCCCGATCAGTCGCTCGACGAACCTCCGCGAGGCGTCGGCCAGGAAGTCCGTCACCTTGTCTCGCGTCGTCTCCCACGCGCTGTAGGTCTTCCCGAACAGCCAGTAGGCCTTCGCCTTGGGGTTCTGGTAACCGCGGGCGAGGGAGGTGTACAGCTTCTCCTCCCACCACGTCAGGCCGCCGGCCTTCAGTTCCTTCTTCGCCCGCTGGCGCGTCATGGTCAAGAGGTGCTCCTGGCCGTGGCGGCTCGAGGCCTTGACGATAGCCGCGCTGAGGCTGTGGCAGTAGTCCTCCCGGTAGAACTGCGGCTCCACGTACTTCGAGGCGTTGCCGCCGTAGGAGATGATGGCCTCCGGCCCGGCGGGTCCCTGCCAGACCGCGACCTTACCGCTGTTGACCAGCGCCGTTGTCTCGCCCACGGGCACCAACGGCGTCGCCGCGTCGAGCACCATCATGCCCGCCTTCTTGAGGTCGGTGCCCAGCTCGCGCTTCATGTGCTCGGGCATCGTGCCGAAGGCGTCGCGCACCCGGTGCAGGGCCGAGGTGTCTATCGTCATGGCGTACATCAGAGCACCAGCCTCGCGCCTACGCCGCCGCCTCGGATGAACGGGCGGATGGCGTTCCAGGCCAGCGGCGCGATGCCCGTGGGCCGCCCGGTGCGCCCGAGCTGCTCGCTGCCGATGCCCGGCTCCATGTGGAAGCCGACACCCTCGTCGCGCAGTTCGTCGCGGTCCACCACGGGCGGGTGGTCGCGCCGCCACAGCCGCCAGAAGGCCTGCTCGCAGACGGCCTCGCGCACGTCGGGCGGGATCAGCAAGGCGCTGTTCACGTCCAAGTCTCCGGCTCGGGGGAAGTGCAGGCACTGCACCGTGATGTCGCCGTCATACGGACTCAGCGGGAACAGCGCCCGCCGGGCCGACCGGACGTTGGGGCGCGCGCCACCGAGGGCCTCGATAGCCTTCGTGGCGCCGATCAGGAACGTGATCCGGTCGGCGTCCGACCAATCCTGCCACGTCGCCTCGCGCTCCGTGTCCGCGAAGTGCGCGTTGGCCTGCGCCAGGGTGACGTAGCAGTTGTCGGTTGCCCCGCCGGGCGTGCAGATGATGGTCGCCATGCGCTTCCCTCAGAACCGCGCAGGGGCGGCCGCGGGCACCGCCCCTCTGGTGTCTATGGCACCACGGTTGGCGACGGCCTACGTCCCGTCGCAGTAGTCAATCTGGAGGTGCGACTCGGGCAGGTCCAGGCCGGAACCGGCCTCCACCCAGGCCACCATCACGAGATCGCCGGCGGCGAGCTTCGTGTTGGCGAGCGTGGTGCTCAGGGTGATGTCGCAGTCATCGCCGGCCGCGGCGTTGACCCCACTGACGAAGTCCTTCTCGGCAATCTTCGTGGTCCCCGTACCGGTCGGGCCCCCGTTGTACACGGTGAGCGCCGACTTGTTGGTCGTGGTCCCCGTGATCGCGGTCAGGGGCATCAGGGTGACCTTCTTGATCACCCGCGCCTGCGGCGCGCGCATCACCGGCAGCGTCTTGCTGGTGCCCGTGTAGGCCACCAGATATACGTCCTGGCTGTGCTGCTCCAGGTCCGTGCTCATGCCTTCTCACCACCCTTCACGACGATCTCGGCGCCGTGCGCGTCCAGCCAGATGGCGCGGTGCTCGCCCTTGCCCTTGCGGATGGGGGCTCCCACCTCCAGCGGCGGGAGGTCGGCGCGCGCGGCAAGGGTCCCGCGCACGGCGCCCTTCGGCGTCTCGGGACCGGGTTGTAGCACGCCGCCGGTCTCGTCAAGCACCAGAGCGCCGGGCGGCATCCCAACCGAGCACCCGTCACGGGCGCAGACGATAGCCAACTCCTCGCCGGGCGGCACGTAGGCCCGGTAGAAACCGGGCCCACGCGGATCGCCGGCGACCAACTTGCGGAAGACGGTACGGGACGGCCCAGGGGCATCCCGCATCGTCGGGGTGGACGCACTCATTCGTCTTGGCCTCCTTCGTAAAGCTCGGGGCGAGCCCCGGCTTAGTCGATGTCCGTCAGCAGGCAGTAGCCCATCGTCGCGCTGAGGACGCCGACGCCGTAGGTCATCACGCCGACGAACTCCTCGTAGCGGGCCGTTTCGTCGCGCTGCCGCCGGACCTCCAGGTCCTGCACGACCGTTCCGCCCAGGGCCCACGCCGACATGACCGCACCCGCGTTGTCCGCCGCCGCTGTGGCGGACGGGCAAGCGGGGTGCTGGAACATCTCGACGCCCATGATCTTGCCGCTGTACCACTGGCGCCAGATCTGCGCGCCCACGTCGGCCGAGGCCGCCGCGTTGATCAGCGGGCTCGTGGACTCCCCGAGCCACTCGTAGTAGCCCCACGGGTGCATGATGCACACGTAGGGCATGGGGGCCTTGTTCACGAGCAGCTTCTGGATGTACCAGCGGAACTCGCTGGCGAGCAGCGGGCTGTTGCTCGCGTTGCCGCCGGTCGTCCCGTCGCCGAGCGACGCGAACAGGGCCATGACGTCCGTGTCGAACTTCTCCGCCGCGGCGAGCCCGATGGCCCGTCCCACGTCGGCGACGATGCGCGCCGGACCCTGCGAGGTAGCCTTCTTCACCAGGTCGGTGAGCGGGATGTTGATGACCTTCTCCGTCGCGGTCACCGTCACCATCCCGGTCGTGTCGAGGTTGGACGTGGTGGTGTAGTCAGTCCCCTCCACGCCGTCCCCCATCGACACCTGCGCGTACTGCGCGAAGGTCCCGGCGATGCCCGGGCCGTTGCGCAGGTCCCGCCACTGCATGAAGCTGCGGATGACGCCCCAATCCCAGTGGAAGAGGCACGCCTGCTCGAACCACATCCGCGCCTCGCTCTGGATGGCGGGACACAACTCGGTCAGTGTGGTCGTGGTGGTGGCACCAGCGGCCATTGTGAATCACTCCTCTCCCGCGTTCATTGCGGGGGTGTAGGAGGAGGCGTGAGCCCGACGCCCACGGTAGGCAACCCCATCTGCTGACGCTGCGCGAGCCAATCCTGCGTGCTCCCGGCCTCGGGGCCGGGCGGCTGCGCAGCAGGCGCCGCGCTCGGCGCCCCGATGCTGCCCGGGCGCTGCTTGAGGCGGGCGGCCAACGGCTTTGCCGCGTCGCACAACTCGTCTAGCGCCTCGGGCGGCATGGTCGCCAGCTTGGTCAGCCACTCGTCACGCACGGTATCGGCCATCTGCTGGTACTGCTGGGCCGCCTCCGTGATGCTCTGCGTCACGCTCTCCTCGTCCTGCCCCACCACCAACGCCTGGTAGGGCGCGGGCAGATGGGGCGCTTGTCGGGCGATCAGAGTCATGCGGAGGGCCGTCGCCTTCGACTCCTCCGCTTCGGCCCTGGCCACAGCCTCGCCGGCCGTCGCCTTCTCGGCGGCTACCTTGAGGCGCTCCAGCTCGGTCATCTCGGCCTGCTCACGCGTCTGCTTCTCGGCGAGCAGCGCGTCGCGCTCCGTCCCCAGGTCCTTGAGCTGCTGCTTGAGCGGCTTCACCTCGTCGCCAATGAGTCTCCGCACTGCCTCCGGGGAGAAGCTGCGCTCCTCCGGTCCGGGTTCCGCCGTGGTTGCTGGGGCGGCGGTTGCCCCGGTCGCAGTTGTTGCTCCGGGCTGCGTGCCGGGTTCCGGCGTGGTGCCGGTGGGTTCCGAACTCATCTCGACCTCCTCGGTCTGGAATCAGAAGGGCCGCCCCTGACGGAGCGGCCCGGTGTGCCGTTTGGACGTCGGCGCTCAGGCGATCCGCGCTGGCGCGATCCGTGTCTCATAACCTTCCTGCAGGCCCAGCAACGGCAGGCGTGGCGGCTTCACCGCCTCCAGCACCGCCCGCAGTTCGAGGACGAGGTTACGGCGCTCCCTCAGCTCCTGCACCACGAACTCCAGTGGCGCCTTGGCGAAGCGTCCACCCGGCGCCAGGTGTTGCTCGGCAACGGCCAACGTCACCGTCCGCACCTGCCAGTCGCCCTGGTAACCGTAGTCTTCGCGCCAGTAGTACGGCTGCCCGAAAAACTGAAAGCTGTCCGGGAAGTAGGGCCGGACATGGGTCGGGTTCTCCCACGCCCCGTCGCTGCCGCCGTGCGGCACGGTAACCGTGAAAAGCGCGCCCGGCGCCGCCACCCGCCACAGCTCTTGCATCGCCGGCAGCGCCTCGGCCAGGTGCTCCAAAACGTGCTCGGCGCGCGCTTCCTCCACCGTGTCATCTCCGAAGGGTAGCGGCTCCCGGCCCCACTGGCAGACCACGTCCACCCCGGGCAGGTCGCAGGCGTCCAGGTTGACCCAGCCCTCGCGCGGCTGCTTGCCGCACCCCAGGTTCAGCTTCACTTCGGCCGCCTCCGCTCGCCGGGCGGCTTCCCATACCGTCCCTTGGCCGACACGCCTGGCCGCAGTGCCGCCACCTCCATCCGCTGCCAGTTGCTCTGGTCGAGCTGGCGCTTCGCCCGTTTCCAGTCGGCCATCCCCACGGGGCGGACATCGAGGTGGTCGGCCACGACCCTCGGGTCGCACCAGATCGGGATGCCCAACTCGGCGCAGTTGCGGCAGAAACTCAGGTCCTCCATGATGCGCCCGAGGTTCGTGGTGCGGTTGGCGAACGGCTGCCAGCGCCCCAGGTCCGACCGGATGCGCTGGAAGACCGTCGTGCGCACCATCAGGATACCGCCGCCACAGGCACCTACCTCAAAGAGCTTGTTCGTCGGGAAGTCCGGGATGTTGTGGACCCCGTCGAAGGCCTCGTTCCAGGCATACAGGACCGGGTGGTGCGTCTCCTTGGTGAAGTAGAGGCCGGTCAGCACGTCCAGCGGCGGGTCCGCCGCGTTCATCGCCGCGTACAGGCATGAGAAGGTGTTCCGCGGGTGGACCATATCGCAGTCCAGGAACAGCGCCATCTCGCCCTGCATCGCCTCCTGGGCCAGGTGGTCGCGGGCGAAGGCATGGTCGCTGGTGTCCGCCCACGCCACGGCCAGATGCTTGTCCGGGTGCTCGCGCCGCAGCCACCCTTCGGTGTAGAGCACCATGTCCACCAGCGCCTTCCAGTGCTGGCGCCAGGCGTCCCCACCGCCCGACATCACGCAGATCGTCCCCACGAACTGCGGGTACTCGGTGTCCGGCAACAGCGCGCGTCCGGTCATTGTGCCCCCTGCTGCGGTCCTATGTAGAGCCCTGCCGCCCTCAGGCGACCTTCCCCAGCGCCTGCTGCTCCTGCAGGATGCCCGCGAGCAGCGCCGCCGCTTCCTCCGCCGTCCGCTGTTCCGGCTCCCCATGCAACAGCTTCGTCCACGGCTGCAGATTGTGCCGACAGCGCGGATGATGCAGTCCCGACTGCCGCGCCTCTTCGTAGGTGGGATACCCCTCGGTGGCGCCGGTCAGCGACAGCAGTTCGCCCTGCCACGGGATACACCGATCACACGGGTCGCCCGTGGACGAGACCTTCACCAGGTCTTCGTCCACCTCGGCCATCGTGTTCATCAGGCCCAGGACGGCCGTCTCCCGAGGGGTCGTCATCGCGACCATCTCGGTGTAGTTGCCCAGGGTCCACTCCCGCCCCGCCGCGTCGGTGAACGACGTCAACCCCTCGCCCCGGAGTTTGCGTTCCAGCCGCTTCCCCACCTCACGGATGGTCTCGCCCTGCGTGAGCCCTTCGCTCACTGCCGCCAGCGCCTTCTGCCGGTACACGTCGCCGCGCTTGGTCGTCGGCGTCGCCGCCGCCTGCAACTGGTCAAGGCGGCGCCCCACGCCCCCCGTCGCGAAGTCGAGCTGGGCGACGGTGCTGCGGACCACCTCGTCTATGGCCTCGCTGTGCAGCGCGACCATGCCGAGGTCCATCTGCGTGACCTCGCCCGGGTGCGCCGCCTTCGAGAGGCCGCCTGGCCCGAGCGTCGGCCGCCCGGTCGCGTCGTACACCACGTCCATGCTGTGCTCGTACAGCGTCGGCAGGTGGAAGCCCGCCCACTCCCGCCCAGCACCGCGCAGTTCGTCGAGCTTGGCGCGCACCTGCGAAAGCTGCTGCACCAGGAAGGCGCGCTTCCACGAGGTCAGGCCGCCTTTGGCGCTCAGAAGCGCCAGGATGTCGCGCTCGCCCGCGGTGTAGACGGCGACCAGTTGCTGGCCGACCTCGCCCAGCTCGGCTTCGGTGTAGGGGCGGGTGAGGGCCACGTCATCGCTCCGCCCGTTGCGCCTCGCGCTGCATCCGTTGCCGGATGCCGCTCCAGTCAAAGGCCTGGTCGTGGCGCCGGAGCAGGCCCACTGCCTCC